CTTTCAGCATTCGTACAACGAGGCGTTGTCGAAACAGTTGACGGGGCCATGGTTTAAGGGCTATTCGGCGGTCAACATGAAGGAGTCCGCTGACTTGTATGCTGCGGCGACTATGGCTGCTGCGAAACTCAATAGTGCCAGTGCGATGGCTGACTGGACGAAGGGGTACAAGTCGCTGTTGAACTATTGGAAAGCTCAGGCGGTGGCTACTCCTGGGTTTGTGATTCGTAACATCATGGGTGCCACTTGGATCAACTCTCAGATTCTGGGTGTTGAGATGGGTCAGCATGCGAAGACTTCAGCGATGCGGCGCATGGCGATGAAGTCGTCCATTGATGCCGCTAAGGACAAGAAGTACCTCCAGCATCTTGAGGATCTGGCGGAGAGGACGGGGAGGGTTATTGACCGGCCGGTGGCCGGCCACCTCGGATCAGGTAGCGCCTATCTGGCATGGAAGACGGTTGAGACAGGCCAGCCGATCAGGCTCGCTGGGGTGCGGGGCGTGTTTCGCAATGCCACTGATCGGGATTGGCGGTTCTTCAATGAGATAGAGCGGTCGGGGATTGCTGGTGGCGGTCAGGCCGCTATCGAGGTGGCGGAGAAGTCCGCCATGTCTTCGATGGGAACCTGGAATCCGTTGCGGGCGCATTTCTGGCCGTTCAAAGCAGTGCGGGCAGCGAACACTGAAGCCGAGTTCATGGTGCGTATGACAGCGGGGCGTCACATCATGGATGGTGGCGGCACTCTTGATGAGGCGTGGAAGGCGATCCGTAAATACCATTTCGATTACAGCGAGCTGACACCAACCGAAGCCAAGATCAAAATGGTGATTCCTTTCTGGAAATGGCAGAAAAACATTCTGCCTGTGTTGGTTGAATCGGTCGGGAACCGGCCGGCAGCGTGGTCCAGGTTGCGGCAGATCAAGGGCGAACTGGAGTACGCCAGCGAAGCCGAAGGGGTCGTCCCCGATTATTTCATGGAGAACCTTGGTATTCGTTTGCCGTGGAGGATGGACGGATCGCAGCTCTACGTTCTGCCTGATTTGCCGTTTAAGGATTTGAATCGTTGGCTGCGGTCGGATGACCGACCGATCACGGGTATCAAGCCGTTGGACATGGTGACCAGGATGGTTGCCGAATCGGCGTTCCCGTATGCGAAGCTACCTATCGAGTTGTGGGCCGGCAAACAGTTCTTCGCTGACCTGCCTTTGAAGGGTCGCTTCCAGAATGTGCCACCGTCGTATGCGAACATTCCTGGTTTGATGCCGATCCTCGGCGGGTTGGGGAAAGCTGAGAAGAACCGTAAGGGCGAATGGAAGATGACTGATTCCGATCTGTACATCTTGGATCAGATGATGCCGTTCATGGGGCGGCTGCGTCGCCTCATCCCTGGCGAAGAGAAGTACGAGAAGCGTTGGATGACGACGTTCATGTCGACCATGTTTGGTGGCGGGCTGCGGGCGAACACGCCTGAGGAGCAGCGCAACCAGTTGATCCGCATGCAGCGTGACTTGTCTGACGACATGAAACGCATGATCGATATTGAGGTTCGTAACGTCTAGACTCGCTGGGACGGAAGCGGGTTAGGTTGATGGACTTTATCTCACGCACTGATTGGCATGCTAGGCCACCGAAGCGGTCGTTTTCACGGCTGCGTTCTTCCCGTGTGGTGGGAATAGTCGTTCATCACTCTGGCGTCGCGAATCCACCTGATGGCGTGGCCGCAGTCCGAGCCTATGAGCGGTACCACATGGACACTCGGGGTTGGAATGCGATTGCCTACAACTGGCTCGTTGACGAACGCGGAGTGATTTACGAGGGGCGCGGCCCAGGGATCGTTTCTGGCGCCACCAAGCATTACAACTTTAAAACAGAGAGCATCTGTTACACAGGCTATGGGGGCAAGAAGCTCCCTGAGGTCGCCCTCATAAGTATCACTGAAGTCATTGAAGATATTCAGGCCCGCTACGGGGGGAGACTGTGGTTGAAAGGGCATCAGGATTTGGCGGCGACGACCTGCCCTGGTTCGGAGCTGTACGCATGGTTGAAGAACGGGTGCGTCATCTATGAGGGCAACCCGTCGACTATAGATTTTGAAGGCATTGCACGGTATCTGCGTGCTTTGGGTGCCGGCCTGGATGATGCGCCGCTGTCGAGGCGTCGCCGTTCCAGGGGCCAGTTGGTGCAGTTGGCGCAGAGCCGGTTGAAGGATCGTGGTCATGACCCTGGCGGCATTGATGGCGTGTTCGGGCCGAAAACGAAGGCTGCGGTGAAAAGTTTTCAGCGGGCGTTGGGGTTTCTGCGACCTGATGGGGCTGTTGATGGTTCGACATGGGACGCTCTGTTCCTCTTGTAGGAGGTGCTTTCATATGCCCAAAGGCGAAGGTTACGGTACATTCGAGGAAACATTCGGGTCGCAGGACGAACAGCTCTACGATTCAACGTCTTCGTTCAACATGTGGGACATGTCGCAGAAGGCGAAGATGGCTGCCTCCTATTTGCGTTCCACCAGTCTCGGCAACGCTAACAGCGGTGGCCGACCGTTCGGAAAGTAGAACATCATGTTGTTCCATGACGGTATGACCCCGAAGGCCGTGAAGGCTGCCGCTGTGCTAGTCACTGAGACTACGAGCGGATCCATTTTCCGACCGCCTGCCGGTCCTTCCAGAGAGTCGGCACGCAAGGCCCTGCGGGACTGACGGTGGGTGCGAAGGGTAAGAAACGCCCGAAGCCTCGTTACTGACAGTGCCTCTTAAGGGAGGGTCTGATCGTGCGACTGTGTCGCACAACATCGGTAAACTTATCGGTGAGGGTTACCCGAAAGATCAAGCAGCGGCTATCGCCTATTCACAGGCTGGTCGCGGAAAGAAGGGTAAGTGACTACTGCATCAAAGTTTTCTTGGGGAACATGGGGTGAGCGTGCAGCGTGGACAGCAGTCCAGGCTTTCGCTGCCGTTCTCGTTATCGGTGATTTGTCAACGATTCGTACTGCCGTGATAGCGGCAGCTTCAGCGTTGCTGTCAGCGGTGAAGACGCTGGCTAAGGAACGACTCGGGTCGTGAGCGAAAAAGTCCCGCTCGATTTCGAATCGGCGTGGACTTCATGGTTCGCTAGTTCTGTCAGGCACGACCTGCAGGAGGGTATCGCCACGGAGCTGGAGCGGACCAGCGGCATCTTCGACGTTCAGGACGGCACCCACGCCAAATGGAACGGTAAACGCCTCGGGGTGTTGACAGTGTTCGACACTGACGAGGTGATCGCTTTGTTGTGCGCCTGGGAAGAAGCCGAGAATGGCAACTGGTTGGCTCAGAAAGAAGTGCTGATCTGGTTGGAGAAATGGATGCAGTTTGTTACTTGCTGCGTGGAAGCAACACCGCCTGATCCTCTGGACTAAACCACCACTGACCTAATCGTTCTCGGACGACGGGGTCGTCGTTGAGGATGTCTCTAAGGTTCGCGATGATTTTGTCGCGTCTTCTTGCCACAGTTGTTTTAGGCATTCCAATAACGCGGCCAACAAAACGCAGAGACAACCTAACAACAATAAGCATGTCGAAAAGCCAGCGGTCATCTTCCTCCAGGGTGTCGAGTGCGTCGGCTAAAGCTTCGCGTAGAGCCAACTGTTCTATAACTGATTCTTCGGGGTCGTCGGGTGGGGCGCAGCCCATGAGTGCTTCTGTGGGTGAGAATGACCGACCGAATGCGGAAACTTGTCGTCGTCCACCGATGGGGGGGATCAGTGGGTCGTATAATGCTTCTTTGCGGCGTCCGTCACTCGTCACTACCGTTGCTCCAAGGGAAGAGGGACGGCTTGAAGCCGTAGTATGCTTTACCCTCTCGGAACGACCCTGGGGTCGCGTCACCCTTGTCGATGAGCTTCATGATTGTCTTTAATGGAATGAATGCGTATTCTTGTTTCGGTGTTGACCAGATCCACAACCAGACGGGCATTTGCCCGTCCCACATGGTTAACGCTGACAGTTTTTCTTGTTTCAGTTTGAGACCGTTTTTGCCGCAACCCATTACTTCGATGAGTGTGTTGACGGTGACGTAGTCTGGGGTGTATCGCAGGAACAGTGGCAATGTTTGTATCGAGAAGGGTGGCTTGTTGAATCCCAGGCGTGCCCAGCCGTCGGTGCGTTCCTCGAATGCGCCTTCGGCTTCGTCACCCATGGCGCCGTACCGTTGGTCCCATGACAGGTCGGCGAAACTCACCGTGGAATCTTTTTGATTAGAAGCATTTGGATCAGCCTGTCGTCGGGGTAGGCGACACCGTTGAGTGCGTCCTCGACTAGTTTACACAGATTGGATGCGTCGGCGGTGAGGGGTGAGATGGCTTCATCAAGTGGAGTGATGGTGACATCAGTCCAGTCGGGATGGAATACCATTGTGACTGAGACTGGTTCTTCGTAGTAGGGGCCGTCGTATAGTTCAGCTATACGTTTCTCAGCGTCAAGGGTTTTCTTATCGGTGTATGCACGGCCTTTGGCGAACCGTGGCCGGCTCTTGGATTTGGGTCGGCCAGGGATTCTAAACGAGTAGGTCACTGTTTGAGCAGCCACCCGTATGCGGCTGCCGCCTGCTGCGGGACAACACCATTGCCGAGCATCTTCAGCTCTTGTGTGCGTGACAGACCCAGGTCGGTAACCCACCCGACGGGTAGACCCATCATCCATTCCACGAACCGTGACGACATCTTGTCGTCGGTTACTGGAGCGGGGGCGGGTCGTCCGATGGACTGCTCCCATCGGGCGATGGCGTCGGCATAGTCGCCCCGTCCTGGGCTGTCGGCGTCGGCAACAGACGCTGCACCTCTATCGACAGGCTCGGGCCGTGCCCGTTGCTGTTGCCGTGTTTGGCTTTCATCTCGGCCGTCCAGGAGTCCCACTTCTCCACCGTCTTGCCTGCCCCCATGTCGTTCACCACTGGCGTAGGCAGCAGCGAGATCGGGGTCCGCGCTATCGCATTCTCCAGATTCTGCGGCTTGTCCAACGGCCTGATCCACGGCCTGCTGTTTTTTGCCCTCAGGGAGTAGAATCTGCCCGAATTTTTCCTTGGTCTCCTTGTTTGCATTATAGATGCCCGCGTCCGATCTGAGAGTTCCTGACAATAGATCGGAA